ATCTGATCCTGTTTCCCAATCTGATGGCACTGGCATGAACTCTGTTGAGTCAAACTTTATTAATTCTGATGGTTTAATTGTGTAAAGATATTTCCAAACATAACCATCACCACTTGTTCCTGCTGTTTTTGGTTCTAAATCTGTAAACGTTGGTTCATCTAATGATGGTTTACCATCTGGATTTTCGGGACTTGTACCGTTTTTCAAACAAATATAAACTCTAAAATCACTATTTAAAACAAAATAATTAGATGAGTATAATGATGTTCCTTGAGCATGTTTTGGTGGATTTGTAATACTATAGTCATGCCTATAATAATCATAGGTAGTTCCTGAAGTCCACGAGTTTTTCTTGACTATTTGTTTAACATCAGATGCATTTATTTTTTTAAGTGCTATCGCTGTATCCCAAAAATCATTATGATTGGTAAAATTATCTATTGGTGATGGTGGGTCATTATCCCAATCTGATTGTATTGCTGTTGGATCAGTTAAACCAACAAAAGAAT